CTTTACCAAACCACTCGTTTTTTGAAGCCCAGTTTTGTGCTTTCGTATCAACTTGTTGTGACGAGCTGTTGTTGGGTATTGTTACACTAGCATCTGCCCCTTGTAAAGGGGTATGTTTAAAATCTTTCAACTTTTCAGCTTTTATCCGAGCGGTTGTTAGACTTTCCTGTGCTTCCATTACCTTTTCGCCGTCCCCACTGTCGTACGCGTCTTTATAACGCTTCTTAGCAGTTAGGACTTCAATGGCTGAGTTCCGTTTAGCTTGCTCTAACAATGCCTCACGGTTCTTATTAACGTCACCTTTTAGAGTTTTATTCTCTTCGGCTACTTTTTGAGCAAACTCAATAGCTTCTTGACGTTCGCGTTCCGCTGATTCCTTAGCTCGGCGCTCGTCGTGATAGCCTTTCTGTATCTTATTTATACGTTTTTTGACTTTAGAGGAATAACCTTCAAGTTCTTGTTCAGTTACATCTTCAGGGGCTTCCGAGGCTTCGCGGCCTTGGTCTTCTTCAGGTGTATCGTCAACAACTTCAATGTCTACAGCGTCCTCGTCCTCAACTTCTGGCTCTTGGTCGTTTTCGTAGTCTTCTTTAGTTTTCTTGCCGCTGATGTCAATCTCTACCGAGCCTGACTCTTCGACCTCGACTTCTTTTTCCTCGGCTTCATGAGGAAACTCAAACTTCACTTCTTCAAATGGCATGACTTTCTCCTTACGCGTGCGTGATGCCACGAGGGTCGCCAATAACGGCCTCAATGGAATCATCGTTCATTAAGCGGTACTCTTTACCAGATACAGTAAAGCGCGTTCCGGTGTTCATACGAAACATTACGTAGTCCCCGACTTTGCACCATGGTTCACCACTAAATCGGTCTTTGTCGGTATAGGCTTGTTCACCCATATCTATCACAATGCCCATAATGGACATGATGTACTCACGTTTAAGCACGGAATCGGTCTTAATAAGACCACCTTCGTACTCTGTTTCTACTTCAGGTAAGGCTACTAATACACGATAGCCCACAGGTTTAGGGAGTTGCGCCTCGAAAAGCGCTTCTTCCTGTTCTTTCCGTATGTGCGGAGGCACAGCGAGGATTGAATCAGTCATCATCTTCTTCCAGATAGTTTTTGGCGAGGTCTTCGACATGGTTTAGACAGGAGTCGTATCCTCGGATTTTTCCTGTTAGTTCTCGGTATTCAGCGAAGTCTTTAGCTCCGCCTCCACTGAGAAATACTTGCAAAGAGGCTTTATCCTCATTGATTTTGTCGCGCAGTACGTCAAATACTGTTTTAGCCATTACTTGTTACCTTTTGGTTTGTTTGGCTGTGTTGCCTTAAATAAGTCAAGGTCTAGCTGTGTACTATCTTTTCTACGCTGTGCGGCTTGGCTTGCCCCTGCTTTTCGCTCGTCTAAAGCTAGCTCAGCTTCTTCTAACTGTAGTTTTTTATGGGCTAGTTGGCCTTCTAGCCTCATTTTTGTTTCCGCTAGTTGGACGTCAGTTCGATCTTTCATAGACTTACGCTGCGCTTCAGCTTGTTTGGCCTGCATATCCAACTGGTCTTTCTGAGTTTTACGTTGGACTTCTTGGACTTTAGCCTGTACTTCTTGCTGCTGTAGCTTAAACACAGGGTCTTCAGACTGTTTCTTGGCCTGCTCTTGGGCGGCATTCTGTTTATGCTGCGCGTTTAACTGCTTGCCACCTTCTGCTGCCATACGAGCTAAGTTGACCTCTAGGTCTTCTGTAAGCTCGGCGTTTGGTATAGGTAGCTGTACACCCAGCTTCTCTTCCATCTGCTGTCTATATAGGAACGCTAAATGCTCGGCAATGTGAGCCTGTACGGACGCCGTAATTTTCTTGGCTTCTGGATTCTGACCAATCATCTGGGCAATCATCGGGTCGTCGATAAACGCCTTGTGACAGTCAATGTGAGCTTGGTGATCCTGATAGATAAACGCCTTAGTCGGGTTACCGTTTAAGAAGCCCATGTTTTCACTGATTGGGTCTGTAGGTCTAATATCATCATCCGTAGGTACAAGTTTCTCGGCGTTCTTTACACCTAAAACGTCGATCATCTGACGGTGTAACTGAGGTAAGTCGTATATCTGTGGGGCTTGTGCAGCCATCTGTAACACAGTCTGGTACTGGATAACACGTTGTGCCATGGTTGTGTTGTTAGGATCACTTACAGGTATAACCTCAGTCATCTCGTAGTCCGAGCGTTTTGCATTTAGCTCACCACGATGGGGTTGGTACATATACTTTGCGGGGGCATACTCGGCCATGAGAGACTTGAGTAGCTTAAACTCCTGCTTCATAGAGTAGTGAACACGGGCCTGTACAGCGGCCATAGGCTTGAGCGTACGTTCTAGTATCGCAAGAGTCGTGCCAACTGGAGCGTTAGCGGACATATCTGAGATGTCCATATCGCTAATAGCGCCTAGGCGACGGCCTTCAGTTGTAATCTGGTTAAGTAACGCTAGCAGTGTCTGGCTAGGTTCCTTATACGGTAGCGGCATGATGTTGTCTCGGATCGCACCTGACGGTACATCGACATCCTTCCACTCACCCGGCTCAATCGGCGTATCATCGCCTTTGATGCGTAACCCGCGAGCCTTTAAACCGCCCGGTAGGTTAGATAATGTACCAGCGTCAACCAATTGACGGATAAGTGACGTACCTGCGCGTGCGTAACCACCAATGATATGGATTAGACCCATACCGTAGAAACCAAAGCCCGGAACGTACGTGTAGTGTACAAAGTGCTGACGCTTCATGTGTAAGTCGTCGTCTTCGTCCCAGTTGCGTCGGATGGCTAATACTTCGCCTGTACCACGCTCGATGGTGACAACGTATGGCTTAGCGATCTCGTCTTCATCGTCATCTAATGCTTCTATAAACAAGTCAACGTGTACTTCGTACAGCGTGAAGCGGTCGTCATCGCTTATCGAGTAACCACCTTCTTCTGCCTTACGTTCTTCAATGTCTGTATGGAACGCTTCTGGCTCGCCCAAATTAATATCTGAGTAAAACCCCATTGATTGTAGTTTCTTCAGCTCATTCTTGGTTTTACGCATAACATGAGTAACACGCTCAGCAGTCTCTATAGTAGACGCACCGTAAGGCACGATTACTTCTTCCGCTGGTATATAAGTAGCGCATGGGCGACCCATATTCGGCTCATAGTAAACCTTCTTAAAAGCAGAGCCTGATAGACCTAAAGAGTATAAGAGGCGCTCGTGCTCTGGACGATACTCAACCATGTTCTCGGTAAGTTCGTAGTTCATGTCGGCTCGCACACGTTCTGCGGCTTCCATCTTGTCTTCGTCTTCCGCACCAATGACCTTAGTCTTTACAGGGCCAGCGGCAGGAAACGTCTCGGCCATAGCCTCAGCTTGGAATCGAATAGCTGCTTCAGCAAGTACCGTAGAGTACACACCACAGGCGTTTTCCCATGGCTCTGTACGTTCTTCGTACTTAAAGCCCAATACATCAAGACCGTCAACGTAAGTATCCGCCCACTCCTTTCGGCTTTGTACGTCGGACTCAACTGACGCTAGTAAGTCATTGGCTAGTTCTGTCAGTTCGTTCTCATCTAACTCTTCAGCTAGGTTGTCTTCAAACTCGACGTCTCCAAGTTCCTCATCGTCTGGCATGAGTGATATTTCCACGCTGCCATCGCTTAGCGTGACTTCTTTAGGGTCGACGATCTCGATCTCCAGAGCGCTTTCCAGATCAGGGTCTATGCCCTCATCTAGGCCTCGTGGTGCCTGATATAAACCTTTTTCAATTGCCATTATTTTTACCTTTTTAATTTGCTTTCACGGATTAGCTTGTCACCCTGCGCTTTGGGAATAGACCCGCTACCGTAATTAGTTAAGTAGTTTTTACCATCACCGGAAACGCCAACTATACGTTTGCCCCCAGCTACTGCGCCGCCCTTGTTATATCTTTTCATTAGTAGTATCCGCCCCTACGCGAAGATTTAAATTGTTTTATCTCGTCTTGTTCATCTGTGGGTAGTCGTATAAACCCACCTTGTCTAAATCGCATTAGCGCCATTACCATGGAGTCAACTAAGTCATCGTTACTAGCGAACGGGAAGCCCGCTACTTCATCTACAAGCTCTTCAGCCCAGCGCGTAGCTGGAACCCAGCACAGCCCTGAAGCCACAATATCTGTTACAGAATTCAAACGTGCTAACTTATCACCTGAACCCCTGTGTGGAGTAAACTCCGATACGGGTAGTCCCATACGGCGCATCTCTTGGTATATAGCTACGCCAGAACTCTTCTTCTCCACGATAAACGCATCGGGATCCCAAGCATCGTACTCTTCCATGCACATCTCTTTAAGTTCTGGAAACTCCATCCTTCTCTTTATACTATTTAAGAGCATGAGGTTGTACGCGTCAGTTTCTTCATTCATGAAGACGCCCCACGTAGTCAGTGCCGTGTAATCCGCACGGTTATGCTTCTCTGCCGCCGAATCCAGCGACATGATTATAAACTCACACGCGGGTGGGCTTTCTCCGCCCCACATCTGCCACCACTCACGTTTTACTAGTGCCGCTTCTTGTGATGTGGGCTGCTGCTGGTACTGCGCGTTCCACTGGAAGTTCGGCATCGACGCTTTGGTACGTAATAACGCTTCTAAGTCAAAAAACTCCGGCCATAGCGGTTTTTCGACTACTTTGTTCTCTTTTTCATCAACAATTTCTAAGATAGCGGGGAACTCTATCACTTCAAACTGGTCAGAGCGGTCGTTTTGCGTCATATCCTTGATTACACGCCCCGTTAGGTCGTCCATGTGCCATCTTGTCTGGATAATAGCCACTCGACCCCCCGGCATAAGCCGAGTTCGGGCACCAAACGTATACCATTCGTACGCTTTCTCAAAAACAGAGAAGTTTCCGTTGATAACGTCCTGCTCCGAGTGCGGATCGTCAATTAATAGTAAGTCAGCACCCCGTCCCGCTAGTGCTGATCCCACACCACAGGCGTAATACTCGCCTCCGACGCTAGTGTTCCACCGTCCGGCTGATTTAGAGTCTTTAGACAGGCCAACTGTAGGGAAGATGGCTGCAAATTCTTCACTAGAGATCAAATTTCGCACTTTCCGCCCAAAATCTACTGCTAAATCGGTGGTGTGGGATACCATCATGACTTTTTTGTCGGGATTTCGCCCTAAAAACCACGCTGGGTAGAAAATAGACACTAGTTGGGACTTACCATGACGTGGTGGTATGTTTACACACACCCTATCACGTGTCCCGGCCTCAATGGCCATAAGTTCGTCGGCCAAAATCCTGTGGTGCTTGCCCACAAGGAAGTCAGGCATCATTAATTTAGCAAATTCTATAAGATCATCGTATGCAGCAGCGTTAGCTTCACGTCCAGCAAGCTCATCAACGATGCGATTTATCTCTATCACCTCGTCGCGGGAGTAACTGTCAAGGTTGTCCAACATTACTTGGACTTCTGCTTTGGTAAAGTCAGTCGTCGTCGTATTTGATTGGGTCATCTGCACCAAACTCCGAAGTAATATCTAGGGATGTAGCTTCTATTACTACCGCGTCTTCTATTTCTTCTGGGTCTACTAGTTTTTCGAGCTTACCACGCAGTCTTGCGCGTAAATCGTCACTTGATTGGTGGGTAACCGTAACTTCTGACTTTTCTGCGAACAGTCCTACGTCCGATACCTTGCCTAATAACTCTAAAGCACGCAGCCGTATCTTGGCATCGGGGTTTTCTGTCTCTATCACTAGCTTGTTGGTTACTAGGTGCCTTATATGCACAGCATTAGTAACTACGGATTGGCCGAATTCAGTGAGTATGTTGTCTGTTAGTATAAGAGAGGCGGGTCTTACCGCCGAGATACGTTTCGCGCTGGCTTTCTTGGAGGTGTTCTCTGGATTGTCTGCGTATGCTGTAGCCAGAGCCGCCGCTGTGTCCTTATCCTCTTTTGTCGGTTCAATATCTAGCCCATGTTCTGCTAAAAACAGCGCAGTGTTCGCCGCCGCGCCTGCCGAAACCGTCAGGTCAGTAAAAGGATTATCATCCGAAACGGGCACGCCGAGTTCGGGTTCAACTATTAATGTCATATTTAATCGCAGGTGTTAACCAGTTGGGACAAATATACTACAAAAAATTTTTTTGTCCAGCGAATTACAACATAGGGGGGCTTCATACCACAAATTAAAAAGTGGTACTCCAAATAGCGCATTTAAAGGACTAGCTTTTGTCAAGAGACGCAAACATTATTTGGGTCTTACAGAATTCAAACAAGCACGTTACTCGGGTAAAAAGGGGTATTTACGTGCTTATGGGGTGGTTAAAAAGTAACCAAAAACGTATAGATTTGAGAAAAAACCAAATTATTCGTGGAAATTAGTACTACATACGCACATCGCCGAAACTGCACAATACGGGGCATAGGGGGCGGGTACCCTTGCTGTACCTCAGTTTTAGCATACATGTATGC